CACCACGCTCCGAAGCTGCACCGCTCTCCGAAGCGGCACCACGCTCCGAAGACGCACCCCTGTCCGAAGCTGCACCGCTCTCCGAAGTTGCACCGCGCCCCGAAGCGGCACCACGCTCCGAAGTCGGTTATCGTCGAATAATCTCCGGTCGGGCACTGGCGTATGCCATCGACCACGGGCAGCGCGTCGAACTCTTTTTGCGTGTACTTTTTCATGGCTTCTCTCCTTTCCGCGCGGCGTCTATGGCGGCGTCGAGTGATGGCCCTTGCTCGAAAGTGTTAAACCAGTTGCCCCAATCGTTTTCTGTTTGGACGGTGACGTAGGGCCGCTCTTTGTCGGGGTTTGTTTCATCCCGCAGCCACCGATACCGCTCCCCATCCCTCGCCAGCGCGAGAAGGTCGGGGAAGGCGTTGTGCAGGGCGGCGATAGACTTGGCGTTGGCTTCCGCCTCATTGACAGGAAGATTTGCGTACCCCGCTCCCGCGTCAACGCAAGCAATCATTGCTTCGTTTTTTTGCGCTCCCAAATACACAATTGGGGGTATGTCCACGTCAGAAAGCAACCACTCCCCCGGCGTCGCCTTCCGATACAGCCGTTCCAGTTCGTCCAGGTTCATGCGTGCAATTCCTCCCTAATAGGAAGCGTGTCGCCAATGGCGGGCGGGTCGATTTTCTTTAGGCAACAGACAAGCACCGCCTCCGGTCGTCCTCGGCTATTTATTACGCCAGTCGTTGCAATTGGATCTGAATGCGTAATAACGCCGCAGCGACACCGGAGGCTATCGCGGACTATTTTGCCTACGGTAAACGTCAGCCCAAGATTTGTAAGCCCTCCGCAGCATGGGCGCGGCTTAACCACCATCACCAGATCCCCCGGCTTTATTTCGCCCATATCAGCCACCCCACTCCCATCCCCGCAAGAAAGATCACCACCGGCACGCAGAGAATCGCTCCGATCCCCGCGATGTAGTCCCATGTGGTCAGGTCGTCTAATTCGATGCTTGCCGCTCCGGTCAGGTCGTCATGCATTTACGCCCCCTCGCTCTGTACTCTCTAGCCTTCGCGGTCAGGTACGCCCGCCGCGCCTTGAGGTTCTTGAGATACCACTCGCGCTGGTACGCAGCCCGCCGCGCGCGGTTCTTCTCCAGCGTCTCCCGGCCTCGCTCGCCCTGCCGGTAGCGTTGCTCTCTGGCATGGGCGCGTGCTGCCTTGCTCGGCTGGCCGACTGTGCGCACGCGCCCCTTGAGCGCACGCAGGACTTCGCGCCCCGGCAGAATCCAGCTCATCCCCGGAGTGCCTTCAGCCGCTTCAGCGTCTCGTCCACTTCGGCCAGGAACACGACCACCTCGGCCTCCATGTCCTTGATGCGCGGCTCGTCGCGCTCCAGCCGGCGCACGAACAACTGCAAGTCCTCCGGCAGACGTGGATCGAAGCTCACGAAGTCGCACCACGCCGCATCCGTGCAGGCCATCTGCCAGAGCATCTGCGGCTGGTACTGCGCAGGGACTTCCCCGGCCAGCAGGTAGGACAGGTGCGTGGCCGTCTTGGGGCACTTGCATTCGATCAGCCCATCTCCGACCACCCCATCAGGGGATGCCGCGGCGCGGTCGATGCGCGGGTGCAGCACCAGCCCCACCTGATCGACCATCGCGTTGAGGCTGACCTCGTAGGCGGCGCGGGCGAAGGGCTCCTGCTCGGTGCCCCACTGCATTTCTGCATTGAGGAATCCCGATTCCTGCGGCTTGCCGGTCAGAATCTCGGCCACGATCTGCGCCCGGTAGTCCCTGCGGGCAGCGGCTTCGCCGGTCTTGATCTTCGCCAGAACGTCAGAGACGCGGCTGGCGGTGACCTTCCCGGCGCGGGCGGCAAGCCATTCCTCGGTGCCCTGGGGGAAGTCGAGGGTCTTCATGCCTTCCCCTGCATGGCGGCTTTCCTCGCGTCCTTCGCCCGCGTGAGCGTGCGCATCGCCGCCTGATCCTTCTCGGCCTGCGCGGCCTTGTAGGCCTTGCTGAAGGCGTCCTGCAGCGTCTGAAGGTCTTCCGCCGCATCGAAAGCGGCGATGAAGTCCGCGATCTGGCCCTCATCCATCCCGCCCTGAGGCGGGCGCCCCCCGTCCTTGTCGTCGCCCTGCTCGGCAACCCCGCAAATCGCCTTCAGGGTGTAGCGCTCGAGATAGCTGATCGTGCTGGCGCGGGCTTGGATGGCGCTCTTCGCTCCCCCGGCATCCGGAGGCCCGCCCATCGAGACGGCCTCGAAATGGCCCAGGGTGTGCCGGATCGTGCAGGTAACCTCGATCCAGTCTTTCTCATCCTTGGACAGCTTCCAGGACGCGCTCAGTCCGTGCTGAGACAGGGCCGGGGTGACGGCGTTGACCACCGTATAAAGCTCGGCGTAGCTCTTCCCACGCAGGGGGCCATCGGTCACGCTTTTCGTCTTCAGCACGCGGACGGCCTCGGACTTGAAGGCGGTGAACGCGAGATTGAAGGCTTTGCGGGCCTCGTTGGCCTCCCAGCGCTCCTGCAGCTCCATCAGCTTCTGCAGCTTGTCGAGGTCGGCCCCCTGCTGCACGGCGATCTGCAGCATGTGCATCGGCGTCAACGCGCCGGAGGCCGGGATGGCGGGGAGGGTGTCGGGCTGGACTTCGCGGGCCATGACTGCGGTATTCATGTGCTTCTCCTTGGATTAGGTCGCGCGACGGCTTATGCCGCCCGCTTGAGAACTCGCGGGCGCCACTGGAAAACCTCCGGCAGCGGCTCCTTCAATTTCTTCACATGGTTCGCCCTGTGCAGGACGTAGCGTTTGCCGAGCCACGCCTTCGCAGCTTCCAGCTTGGCTCTGTGCCCGCAGCGGGGCACCAGCGGCGTGCGCTCGGATGCCTGGCGGATGAGGATTTCGCGGATGTCTTTTGCGTAGTCGGTCATCGCTCGGCCCTCAGTTCGAGAGCCAGCAGCAGGCACACGGCCAGCGTCGTGGCCTGCTCTATCGTGAGGTCGAGCATCACGCACCCCCGAACAGTTCGGTCTCGGCCTCGTCCTTGAGGTCGGACAGCCAGTATTCGCGGGCCTGAAGCGCGGCCTGTTTCTGGATGTTGGAGAGCGCCGCGAACACGGCATTGCGCGCGATCTCGTCCCCGTTGATGGCCTTGTCCAGCGCCTTCAGTGCGGCGTGCAGATCGCGCCCGGTGTGCAGGGTGTCATCCAACAGTGACACCATCCACTCGGGGTCGCCGATGCGCTCGGCAAGCGCGGCCTCGGCGTGTGCCTCGATCTCGTCTTCCTGCGCGGGGGTGAGGTCGTCGGCGCAGTCGCTCAGAACCTCGGCGCGGTCGGCGGGCATGGCAGAGGGCATGACGAGGCGACCGTTCATTGCACGCCCCCTTCGGAGACTTCGAAGGAATCCGGCGCGTACTCTTGGCGGGCGTCGTATTCGCCTTCCAAGAGAGAACCTTTTGCCTTCAGGATGGCGTGCTGTTCGTTCACCGCTTGGACGGTGACAAGGGTTTCAATCTGGCGAACCCTGCGCACGGTGTAGGTTTTCATTTGGACTCCTGTTCTTCGGGCGTGGCGGGCTTGACCAGCAGCAATGCAAAATCAGCGGCGGCGGAATACTGCTTCCCGTATTCGTTGTCGCCGTGCGTTTGCTTTACGGATTCGCGGAAATCCGACTCCGAGCCGCTAAAACACCCGGTTGAGAATCGAATTCCTATCTTTGCATCCGCGTGAACGGTCAGAAACGCGCTGCGCGAACCCATCGGGCCAACCAAAAGGAAGGACGCATCGCCGTACACCAGCGCATTGCCGTACACCTGCGCATTGCCGTACACCTGCGCATTGCCGTACACCCGCGCATTGCCGTACACCCGCGCATTGCCGTACACCAGCGCATCGCCGTACACCAGCGCATTGCCGTACACCTGCGCATCGCCGGACACCAGCGCATCGCCGGACACCAGCGCATCGCCGGACACCAGCGCATCGCCGTACACCCACGCATCGCCGGATACATCGAGGTTTGTTTCAGCTTCAATCCAGCCGCCGATTTCGCCTTTTACAACGACGCCAAAGGAGGTCAAGGCGCGAATCTGCTTGAGCGTCCGGCCCGCCCACTCCTTTGTCTGCCCGGTGAATTCGTATTTGGTGTTCATCACGCCTCCCCGAGTTTGGTGAGAAGGGTTTCGGTTCGTCTGATTGCGGCTTCCTCGTTATGCGTTTGCCACCCAGCCTCTTTCATGGCCGGAAGCGCGTCGCGCAATAAATCCAGAAGGTTCACCACATCGGCCACCAGCTCCGGGTAGGCGTTGTTTTGGCGATGAAGTTCACCCGCAGCGTCTAGCAGCACGTTTTGCAACCCGGGAATGCGCAGCACTTCGGGGATAGCGGCAAAAGCAAGAAGCTGCGTCGGCAGCGCGGTCGCGGGCTTGTGGTTGGTGTTCATGCGGACACCTCGGCAATCGGCTTGTTGGTCGGCGCGGCAACAAGGATGTCGCTAAAGTCAATCTGCCCAGCCTTGAGCATGGCAATCGTTTTGTAAGCGGCTTGGCAGTCTTTCAGCGTTACGGTTTCCGCTTCTTCGCCGTAGTAGGTCTTTTTGCCGAACTTGCGCTTGAACGTCGTTTCCATCTGCTCTCTCCTGCGCCCCTTGAGGTGAGGCGTTAGAGGGAGTGTCCCAAACTTTTGAGCATTATGCAAGCAAAAGTTTGAGTATTCCGATTATGCATAGCGAAACAAGCCGTAAGGAATTTGTCAGTTACCGGGCTTTAAGGAACGGCGGCGGGGCTAAAGGGCCGTTTTTGACCTTAATCAAAAAGTCTGTTTCTAGGCGGGCGTACATCTCGCGCTCTTTTACGGATCGCTCAATGTCCGGGTGCAGCAATTCCCACACCTCGCAGTTAAGTTCTGCCGCTAGCCTAGCAAGCTTGTCTAAAGTAGGAAACCCTATGGGCTTGCTGCTGGTCACGGTGCGCTTTTTGTAATCGAGATAGTTCCGGACGGTGTTCGGCGCGATCCCGGCTTTTACGCCAAGTTCGTTTGCTGACCACGGCTCGCCTTCCCTGCGGCCCATAAAAAAGCGCAGGTTGTTCGCCAGGACAAGGTTTAGATCGGTTCGGTTCGGCATAAGACAAAGGTACCGCTTGACATGCTCAAAGATTTGCCCTTATGATCCTCAAAACTTTGACCAAAGGCGATATGGAAAACGATCTTTTTCAGCAGGTACAGAAGGCTCTGGCGGCGCGGCGCGGCGAGTGGAAACAGATTGCCGCTGCGATTCCAGAAGTCTCCTATTCGTGGATCGCCCAAGTTGGGCGTGGCAAGTACGCCTCGAAGCCGCTCTACGACAAGCTGATCGCCGTTGATCGGTATCTGCGCGGTGGTAAGTCCGCATGAGCGCCACTTCAAAGCGGTTCCAGTGCGTTCATTGCGAGCGATCACCACATCACCACGCCTCTCCGTACTGCAACCCTTGTTCCAACACCGTTTCCGCCTATAGGCGGCGCGCTCGGTATCTTGTTGACAAGGCTATCAAGTGCGGTCTGTTTGCTCATCCTAAGCAATTGCAATGCACAGATTGTGGCGCGGCTGGTCTCGACTATGACCATAGGGACTACAGCAAGCCTCTTTCTGTAGATCCTGTCTGCCGCCGATGCAATCAGTTGCGCGGCCCCGCTGCCATCTCCGATCTTCGGAAGGCCGCGTGACCTCCTCGCTCCTATCGGGGCTTGCCGAGCGCCCTGCTCGGTTTTTTTCTTCGTCATGCGGGCATCGTCCTTTTTTTGCCCATTGCAGGTCTATCCGTCCGCTTCCGACGAAATGTGAGGCTGTATGAACGCCCAACAAAGGCTGTTCTTTGACGACATTTACGACGCTATACGGGTCACGGTGCAGGCTTTGGGAGGGAACAAGCCCATCGGCGCGAAGCTGTGGCCTGAGAAGTCTCCGGACGCCGCTGGAAGGCAGCTTGCCGACTGCCTCAACGAACACAAGGCGGAAAAACTCAGCCCTGACCAAGTTCTGCTGATTATGAAATGGGGCCGGGAGGTTGGCTGTCACGCGCTGGCCTCTTATTACGGGCAGGAATGCGGATACGACTTCACGCCTGTCGATCCCGAGGTCGAGAGAGACAGGCTTGCCGATTCGATTCAGGAAGCCTCTAGGACGCTTGAGAGGCTGATTGAGGCTGCGGGCCGGATTCCCGCCAACGTGCGCAGGGTGGCCTGAAAAATGGCCGTGCTGAGAGTTCTGGACAGTCCGGCAAGTCTGCATCCGACCGCCACTCACCTTCTGTGCGGTGGCCAACAGTGATCGATATGCCAAACAACGGCCCGTGGAAGCGCCGCGAGGTCATAGGCAATGCGACGCTGTACTTGGGCGACTGCTTGGAGATATTGCCGACGCTGCCAAACGAAAGCGCCGACATGATTTGGACTGATCCGCCATACGGCCACAGCAACGCGGACGGCGATTTGCTATCGCGCAGAGCCGAGGCGGTGGGCGATGGGCTTGCATCGAAAGCCGAAGCCATAGCGAACGACGACGCGGACGGAATGCGCCTAGTCGTTGACGGGATGCTCACCGAGGCCGCGAGGATTCTAAAGAAGGACTGCTGCTGCTGCTGCTGCTGCTGCTGCGGCGGCGGCGGGCCTCGGCCTACCTTTGCGTGGGTTGCGCAGCGCATGGATGAAGGCGGGTTTTCGTTCTTCCATTCCGTGATATGGGACAAGAAAAACCCCGGCATGGGTTGGCGGTATCGCAGGCAGCACGAAATGGTCATGGTCTCCCATCGCAGGGGTGGGAGGCTGGCGTGGGCTGACGAGAACATTAAGCAGCCGAACATCATCAGCCTATCAAAGCCGAGGGCAGGGGAACACCCAAACGAAAAGCCCGTAGACCTGCCGAAGCGGTTTATAAGCCTGCACACGAAGCGCGGTCAAATGGTAATTGACCCGTTCATGGGGTCGGGGACGACCGGGATAGCGGCGCACGAATTGGGGCGAGAGTTCATCGGTATTGAACTGCATGAGCCGTACTTCGACATTGCCTGCCAGCGCATAGAGAACGCTCAAAGACAAGAGAGGTTATTCGCATGATTAACCGTCTCTCCGACTGGTTCAGGGAGTTGCTGATTGCTTTCTATCGGCTCCAGCTTCAAGGCTGCGAGCGGGACGAAATCGGCTACTGGTGGGGAAAGATGAAGCACCACATTGATAAGCGCAGCGACGCGCAGATTGAGCGGATGGAACGAGAGCGGGGGCTTGCTGAATGAGCGGCTGGATCAAGTTCGAAAAGGATTTGTTGACCGATCCTCGAGTGCTGCGGATTGCGAAGGCGCTTGAGCGTCGATGGATTACGTTCGATACCTCGGCTAAATACTACTCAGACCCCTCAGATTCAAGTAACGCAGCGGCGTTACCGGCTGTAACGCTGGTGTGTGGCGCGCTTGTACGCATATGGTCGCTGGCTGATACGCACATCGGCCCGGATAACGTTTTGCCGCTTGGAATTGACGAGCTTGATGAGGTTGTCGGCATACCTGGATTCTGTGCTTCGCTGCCCGCAGATTGGCTAATTCCCGTTGACGAGCATTCGGTAGAACTCCCTGAATATCATGCACATAACGGGACGGAGGCTAAGAAGCGGGCGGTAACGCAAAAGCGTGTCAGTAGGTTCCGTGCACAAGCGTTACAAGGCAGTAACGGTAGAGCGTTACCAGACCAAGACCAAGACCAAGACCAAGACCAAACACCTAGCACCCCAAAACCGAGGGTTGCGCAAAAGCACACAGCAACATCGGGGTTTGACCGCTTCTGGCAAGCCTATCCAAAAAAGGCGAGCAAAGGCCAAGCGGAGAAAGTTTGGCAAAAGCTATCCCCTGACGAGCAGCTTACCGAGCAGATTTTGCAAGCGGTTGAGCGGGCCAAGACTCGGGCCGATTGGCAAAAGCAGGAAGGGCAATTCATCCCCTACCCGGCGACTTGGCTAAACGCGAAAGGGTGGGAGGACTCTCCAAAGATCGAACTGCCAAAGCTGGCGTTGCAGGTGGCGGTATGAACGCCGAGAACGCAATCCGCGCAGCCGAACTCATGCAGGCCGTAGAGCTTGCAGCGTGCCCACCGCAGGCGTTTTCCGGGCTTCTGGCGAGACTTTGGACTGAGGGCATGCCTCCGGGTGACCGGACGGGCTGGCCGAGCGTGGACAAGCTTTACAGCGTGGTTCCGGGGCAGTTGACGATCCTCACCGGCTGGCCGGGTTCGGGAAAATCGGAATGGCTCGATGCGTGTCTTTTGAACCTTGCAAAGCAGGGTTGGAAGATTGCCCTGTTCTCTCCCGAGAACCAGCCAACTGAGTTGCATGTTGCAAAGTTCGTCGAGAAGTTTCTCGGCAAGCCGTTCGGTGCAGGGCCGAATGCCAGGGCAAGCCTGGAGGAAGTGAACACCGCGCTTGAGACCATGCGGGACTGGTTTGCTTTCCTCTGCCCTGCCGCGACGAGCGCAAAGGTGACGTTTGGGGTTGAGGAAATTCTCGGAGCTGCGGAGGCGCATTTCCGTCTTTCGGGTGCGTGGAACGATCCCCATGCGAAGCGGGGTTTGGTGATCGACCCGTGGAACGAGATTGAGCATCTGCGCCCGAACAATCTCAGCGAAACGGAATACATCTCCGCAATTCTCTCGCGCGTGCGTGCGTGGGCCAGAGCGATGCGGGTTCACGTTTGGATCGTCGCCCATCCTCAAAAGCTGAGAAGGGACGACAACGGCAAGCTTCCGATTCCTCGCCCGGACTCCATTTCCGGTTCTCAGCATTGGTGGAATAAGGCCGACAACGCGGTAACGGTGTGGCGTGCTTTGGACGACCCGAACAATCAAATCGTGCAAATCCACGTTCAGAAGATCCGGTTCAAGCACGTTGGCCGGGTGGGTGTTGCGGAACTTTCTTACGACCGAGTGACGGGCAGATATCACGAAGTGTTGCAGGCCGTTCGAAGTTATGACGCGGGCTGAAAGGACAACATGAAAACAGCTATTTACATCGAGGACGGTGATGTGCAGTTAGTCCTGACTCCAGAAAACGAGTGGGAGCAGAAAACGCTCAATTCTTTTGGCGAGGACGTAACCGCATCTATCAAACATGGCCAGTTCTACACCTGTCAGGGCGGCTGGCATCGGCACCCTTATGGGACTGCGGAAAACGAGCGAAGCTTGATTCTCAGGGCGCGGAACAAAGTTGACGCGGGCTGAGCGAATCGACGAATGGGTGAGGTTCTACAAAGCCTCTCAGCCGAGTTACAGGGCGTTTGCTTTGGTGGCGGTGGAGAAGAACACGCCCGAGTTACTGAGCGACGTGATTAAGAAACTCGGTTTGACGGTGGAAGGATTGATAAAGGAGATGGGCAAATGACCGACCTTGAAATCACGAAACTGTGCGCGGAAGCGATGGGCTTGGACAAATTTCAATGGCAGACAGGCGGGATTGTTACTGCAAGCCATTTGCCTATCCTGACGCTGGATGGGCGGATTGATTACGACCCGCTTAACGACGACGCGCAGGCTATGGCGTTGGTGAAGCAGTTCAAGCTGCATATCTCATATGCAAACGACAGTTGGCAAGTTTGCTTCCCGTTTTCTGCTAAATCTGAATTTATTGGGCATCATTCCTTGTCTGCCGACCTCAATTGCGCCATCTGCGGGTGCGTAGCCAAAATGCAGGCGGCGAAATGAACCAGCTCGCAATCGAATTCCAAAAGCCCTGCGTAGTCCCTCCGGCTGAATCTCAATGCGGCCAGATTCTGCGGGCATTGGAGCGTGGCGAAAAACTCACGGTCGCAAAGGCCATGACCGATTACGGGGTCTATGCCCTGAGTCAGAGATGCGGCGAACTAAAGCGCATGGGCTGGCCTGTCCAGAGTCGAATGATCGAAGTCCCGAGCGGCAAGAGGGTTGCGGAGTATTGGCTTTGACCTACAAGCGCAAAGAGGTAATAGGCAATGCGACGCTGTACTTGGGCGATTGCTTGGAGATATTGCCGACGCTGCCGAAGGTTGACGCGGTGATTACTGACCCGCCCTATGGCGTGGATTTCATCGGGAAAGCAACTAAGCACACCAAGGCCACACACACGGAACCAGGCGGATACATTGGCGGCGATTCTGAAGTCGGCCCTATTGCAGTTCGCGCCGCACTCGATAAGTGCGAAAGAGCCGTTGTGTTCCCCGGAAACCGCCTTCTGTTCGACTATCCGAAGCCTTACGAGTTCGGATGCGTGTATTGCCCGTCTGGTGCAGGTCTAGGCCGATGGGGGTTCACCGTTGTCCATCCGATGCTTTTCTACGGCAAAGGATTGCCACACACCCGCCAAGGGCCCAGCGGCTTTGAGTCTTTCGAGCTTGCTGGCGAGAACCGGCACCCATGCCCTAAACCTGTTGGCTGGATGAAGTGGGCAATCGCCAAATGCACTCTGCCAGAGCAGACAGTCTTAGACATTTTCATGGGAAGCGGAAGCACTGGCGTTGCTGCCATGAACACCAATCGCCAGTTCATCGGCATAGAGATAGAGCCGAAGTATTTCGAGATAGCGTGCGAAAGAATCACAAACGCACAAAGACAAGAGAGGTTATTCGCATGAAAGATTTCGGCCCTACAGGAAATGAATGCATCGCTGGGCATTGCTATTCGCCAAACTTGTGCGAACAAATGGGATGCGCAGCGTCGCACGACGCTACCAAAGCCGATGCATTCAAACTACTCGCTGAAAATGCGCGGCTCAAAGGTGAATCTGAGGAAAACTACAAACAAGGCATCCGGCGCGGTCTGAAGATAGCGCGGAATTATCTCTTTCGCACAGGGCATCACGTTGCTGCGGCCAACCTTGGCGACTACAAAAACGACGATGCGCGAGTAATGGCGGATTCGGCCTCAATAGACGGAGAGCAGAATGTCTGACATTGAGGAAACCAAAGCGCAAGTTGTCAAGTTACTGGCAGAAAACAAGCGGCTACGGAAAGCCTTGCAACGAATCGTTGACCTTGACGACGGAGACGAACCTGCATTTTGGAAATTCCACGACGCATTCCATGACGCGATAGAGGCGCTCAAATGACGCGCCCATACGACATTGCCTGTGAGCGCATAGAGAACGCTCAAAGACAGGAGAGGTTATTCGCATGAATCCAACCGTCAAGCATTCCTTGACAGTTTGCCCCGTCTGCGAAGAACGGCGCAGCGCCGCAGCTAATGCCGCCCAATGGCCGATTTTGCACAGTTGGGCTGAGCAAAAACAGTGGCCGGTAAACGGAACCATGACCTATCTGACCGCTGAAGAATGGAAGGACATCCTGAGTGCCGCATTTGAGAACGACACCGCGCCCCGTATAGCGCCCGGTTTAAACGGCGGCATGGTCATGCTAGGCCGCAGGACTTCGCGGTACGGGAAAAGGAAATTCAGCGAATGGCTCGACTGGCTGAACGCTGAGACTCACCACGCAGGAATACGGGTGCCTGCGCCTAAGCAATTGGAGGCGGCTTGAAAGTTCTCATAGCTTGAGAGTTCAGCGGGACGGTGCGCGATGCATTCATCCGGCGCGGGTATGACGCGATGAGTTGCGACCTGCTGCCGACTGAAAAGCCGGGGCCGCATTACCAGGGCGACGTTCTCGACATTCTCGGTGATGGGTGGGATTTGCTGATAGCGCACCCGCCCTGTACCCATTTGGCGGTATCTGGCGCGCGCTGGTTCAAGGAAAAAGCAGAGGAACAGGCTGGCGCTCTGGAATTTGTGAGTCGGCTTCTCAACGCACCTATCCCGCGCATAGCCCTTGAGAACCCGATCAGCATCATTTCCAGCCGGATCAGAAAACCCGATCAGATTATCCAGCCGTGGCAGTTCGGGCACGGGGAGACTAAGGCCACCTGTTTGTGGCTGAAAGGGCTACCCAAGCTTGTGCCGACAAACATTGTCGAGGGGAGGGAAGCGCGTATTCACAGAATGCCGCCTGGACCCGACCGCTGGAAAGAACGGTCAAAAACGTTTCAAGGTATTGCCGAGGCAATGGCTAATCAATGGTGTTCGATAGAGAAAGCAGAGGCCGCATAGATGGCGAAAGCCTCCCTCAGCACCCTAAAGAACAAGCTAGACAAGCTCTGGTCTGAGTACGTGAGAAGGAAAGACGCAATAGACGGAATAGCAACCTGCGTGACCTGTGGAAATCAGAAGCATTGGAAGGAAATGCAATGCGGGCACTTCGTATCTAGAACCCATTTGGCAACGCGCTGGCTTGTAAATAACACGGCTGTTCAGTGTGCCCGGTGCAATATTTTTCTCAGAGGAAACATGGTCGAGTACGCCGTATGGATGGAAGCCAATTGGGGCTGGCAGGCGATCCGAGACTTGAGGGAGTTGAAGCATCGGACGGTGAAGTACAGCAGGACGGATTACGAGCAAATGATTAAGGACGTTCAACAGAAGCTATCTGAACTTGACTAGGAGAAATACATGGCCCGAGGCCCGTTTGTGAAAGAGGAAGAAATCCAGCAGTGGAAAGAGCAGATTGCCGCAGGCGTTGGCATTTACAAAATAGTCAAAGAAACCGGCAGGTCTTACAAAACGATCAGGCGGTATCTGGATCAGCCCGCTGCCAATGATGCGCCGAAGGCACCGGAGGCGGCGTGAAGTTCTGCAAAGACTGCAAGCACTACCGGCCGGAAATGGTTTTTAGTTCCTCTGCTGTTTGGGCTTACAAAGGGGTCGTTGAAATGAAGTATTCCCCAAGTGCCGACAGCAGTTTGCATAAGTGCGCGCGCCGTGTTAGCCCAATTGACGGGGAGCCAGACATTACTTGCAGGGCAATGCGTGGCGGCCCTTCCGCGATTGAAACGGTTGGCCAGTGCGGCCCTGACGGGGCGCTTTGGGAACCAGCATGACCCAAGAGAATCTTGTCTATTGGATGGGCAAAGACATTCGTCAAATGTCCCGCGACGAATTAGAGGAAGCCTTACGGGTAGCGGCCTCAATAAACCGCAACCTGATGGAAGAAAACACAAAAAGAGCGCGTCTGTACGGGGAAATGATGCGGTTAGGAAGTATGCCCGCATGAGACTCGACTACGCCAAACACACTACAGCCATAGCTAGAGCAACCTCAAAGCTGGCCGAACTCTGCGCACAGGGGAAACACGACGAGGTTATTGAAGCGGCGGCGCTTATTCAAAAGCACGCGGTCGATTTGGAAATTTGGGCGATGGAGCAATCCGACAAATGAGCGCACAGCCTACCCGTCACGACTTTGTATCAATGATCGAGGATTTGCGACGAGCGGGCATCTCTCATTACAAGCTCGGCGTCATGCTCGAGCGTCAGACCGTCCAAGTCCAACGATGGGCAGCAGGCTCTCAGCCAAAGCACTTCGAAGGCGAGTGCATCATTGCCATTCACGCGACCATTTGCATGCGTTCAACCGCCGCCAGTTCTGCGGGCACTTCTTTAAAGTGCTAGCTCTAACCGGCTGGCCTTTTTTCTGGCTATTTGGCGCGATTTATGGCGGCGCGTATGCCCGCCGACAAATTTCCGTCCGCGAGCGATTTTGCGGTTTCTATTGAAGCCTCGTCGAGCGTGACGAGGACGCGGCGCATTGGTGCCTCGCCATGCGTGCGAGGGCCGAGGCCGCCGACCATTCGGACAGTGCAGCGGCGGTTGCGCCTGTCGTCCATGAGTACTGAGCAGATGTCGTACCCGCGCTTTTCTGCGCCACCATCGTAGGACGCTTCAAAGCGGGCGCTACGGGCGCGAAGCCCTGCGGCGGCTTGTGCCGCGTCGGTGGATGAAAAGGCGTCCACATAGACGCCTTGCTTGCGGTCGTCAAAAGCGACCAAAAACCGGCGGTGATGGCTCATTTGGTGGAGTGGTTTTCGATGTGCGCCATGATGCGGCGGGCCTCTTCGATCAGCGAGGCGGCGCTGTCGGCGTCAGCGGATGCGAGGCGCATGGTCAGAATTTCCATGCAGTCGATGGCGTATTTTTTAGCACCGTTGATTTCCGCGCGGATGCCCTCTGCGCGGGTGCCGCTGTAATTTTTGGCGGCGATCACTTCTTCGGCGTTAATCCAATTATTCAGCATGCTGTCTCTCCTTGCCCCTGCTCCCGAGGCGCGGCGGATTCGTCGAATCCATGAATCGAGTATATACTCTATTTGCACTTAGTCAATTGAATATTTCAATAGGTATCCGCGTAACAATAGCTGCATTGCGCAGCGCACAAATCAGGCGCGCGACCATCTGCACACAGTTACAAACCGAACTGTTAGCCCAACATAAACAAGAACAACCCGCAGAAAATATGGTCTGACTCGCTGAACCTTCTTCGAGTAGCTGAAGCGCCCCGCGAGTCGGGGCGTTCTTTTTTGTCAATTACTTGGAATCGTCTCGATTGGCATCGGTGGGCGGACAACCAGGAAACCAAAACGCAGCCAAAGGGCGCAGATGGCAAGACGCCATCAATCGCGCATTGGAGCGTCGCAGTCGCGTTGACCAAATAGCGGAGCTTGACCGGCTTGCTGATGCCTTCCTCGATGAAGTGGAGAAAGAGGGCATCACAGGATACAAAGAGCTTGCCGACCGGCTCGACGGGAAACCGGCCCAAGCAATTACAGGAGAGGGCGGTGGCCCGCTTGTAATCATTCAGGCGACCTCTACAGATGAGGGTCTTTGAAGCTAACGCCGAAGCAAGAGCAGGCGCAGTTGATGCTCTCGGGCCCGGCAACGCATTGCATGCTGTTCGGTGGTTCAAGGTCTGGAAAGACGTTCCTGCACGTTAGAAACGTTGTATTCCGTGCGCTAAAGGCTCCTGGAAGTCGGCATGCAATCCTTCGCTTCAGGTTCAACCACGTAAAGGCTTCAATCGTTCTGGACACGTTCCCAAAGGTCATGCAATTGGCCTTTCCTGGCGTTCAGTACGAGATGGACAAAACAGATTGGTACGCAAGGCTTCCTGGAGATTCGCAAATCTGGTTTGGCGGGCTGGACGATAAAGAGCGCACCGAGAAGATTCTCGGACAGGAATACGCGACGCTGTACCTGAACGAGTGCAGCCAGATCCCGCAAGGCTCAAGAGATATGGCGGCTACCCGTCTTGCTCAAAGGGTCGAGGTCAAGCTAGAAGGCAGGCCGGTAACGATCCTTAAGCCTCGGATGTACTACGACTGCAACCCGCCTTCTAAGGCGCATTGGACTTACAAGATGTTCGTCCAGAAGGTTGATCCAGAGTCAAAGATGCCATTGGCTAATCCGCTGGATTACGTCTGCATGCAGATGAATCCGCAGGACAACGCGGAGAACCTGGCGGGGGATTACCTTTCTACCCTTTCTGCACTTAGCCCAAGACTGCGCAAGCGGTTCATGGATGGTGAGTTTGCGGACGCAACGCCGAATCAGTTGTTCAGCGAGGAATCGCTAGAGAAGTGGCGAGTTCTTGATGGATCTGTCCCTGACTTCCTGAGAGTTGTTGTTGCTGTAGACCCTTCTGGATCTGGTGACGTTGACAACGCGGACAACGACGCAATAGGCATTGTGGTCGCGGCTTTGGGTACTGATGGCAACGCCTACGTTATCGAGGATTTGACGGTCAAAGCTGGCCCCGCGACTTGGGGCAAAGTTGCTGTTGATGGATACGAACGAAACGACGCGGATTGCATCGTCGGTGAGGTGAACTACGGCGGAGCGATGGTCGAAGCGACGATCCAGACCGTCCGCAGAGAGCAGGGTCAAAGGAAAGTCCCTTACAAAGCCGTGAGTGCGACGAGAGGCAAGGTTGTCCGTGCTGAGCCTATCTCTGCCCTTTATGAGCAGGGGAAGGTCAGGCACGTAGGGTATTTCCGAGACCTGGAGGACGAGTTGATGGCGTTCTCGACGGTTGGATATACGGGAGACCGAAGCCCGAACCGAGCCGATGCGTTGATATGGGCGCTGACTGAACTGTTCCCCGGCGTGGTTGCGCAGAAGCGTGAGGTTAAGAAGGTTACGGAGCCTGTTGGTCGCTTCGTCGGTCAGATGGGCGGGTGGATGAGCTAATGACTCCCGGCCTGAGAGAACACAAGCAAGCCTCATTGCGTCTGGCGGTTCCTACTGGGCTTCCCGAGGACATGCGTTCAGGCATCCGTGAAGTTTTGGACGTAGCCAGCACGAACCCGAGAAAGGGGCACGCAACGGCCTTGATGCATGAGGTCTGCGCCGAGGCCGACAAGCACGGCTGCGTGCTGCTGCTGACGCCTAGAGCCTTTTCTGAGGGCATGAGTACGGAACAGCTTTCCAAGTGGTACGCACGCTTCGGTTTTGAAGTGGTGCAGACCGAACCAGAAACCTTGATGGCGCGGCAGTGTACAGGCGCTCTAGACGCTCAAAAGAGGTGGGCCAATGGATAAAGACACCACCCAGCAGACGCCAGACGATCAAAGCGGGTCGAAAGGTACTCAATCCGGCAAAGAGCCGGACAAGATCATTGAGGAGTGCCGCGACCGCATGCAGAAGTGCATCGAGTTCGAAGGCGATAACCGCGCTGCCGCTCTTGATGACCTGTATTTCCTTTCTGGCGAGCAATGGCCGGTCAACATCCGCAGGGCTAGAAACCTCGATAACCGTCCCTGTCTGACGGTGAACACGCTTCCCACGTATCTGCACCAGGTCACGAATGACCAGCGGATGAACAAGGGAGGAATCAAGGTTCATCCCGTTGATGACTATGCCGATGTGGAGACTGCCGAGGTTATTCAAGGGCTGATCCGGCACATTGAATACGACTCCAATGCGGATATTGCTTATGACCGCGCTGTTAACTCGGCGGCGGCTATCGGGTTTGGTTACTTCCGGTTGGTGACGGAGTACACCAGCGAGGACAGTTTCGAGCAGGATATTAAGTTTAAGTCCATCCGCAACGCGATGACGGTTTACTTTGACCCCGCATCTGAGGAGCCGGACGGGTCGGATGCCAAGTTCTGCATTATCAGCGTGAAGATCCCGAAAGAGGAATTCCGCATGGAGTACCCCAATGCTGATATGGCCGGATTTGAAGCCGTTGCAGGGCAGGGGGATTTCTCGGACTGGATAGACGATCTGTTCGTGCGTGTAGCCGAGTATTACTACATCGACTACGAGGCTGCGACGGTATGCCTGCTTTCCAATGGCGAGAGCGGTTACAAGGATGAGCTAGGAAAACTGCCGATAGGTGTGACGGTTATCAAAGAGCGGGCCGGAACTCGCTGCAAAGTGAAGTGGTGCAAGCTGACCGGCTTTGAAATCCTTGAGTCTGCCGACATCCCCGGCAAGTACGTCCCGGTTTTTCCTGTCTATGGCGATGAGCTGGACATTGAGGGCAAGGTAATCCGCTCTGGACTGATTCGGAACGCCAAAGACCCGGCGCGGATGTACAACTTTTGGATGACGAGTGCGACGGAAGAAGTTTCGCTTCGTCCGAAGGCTCCGTTCATTGGCGCTGAAGGCCAGTTCGAAGGCCACGAAGATACGTGGGCGCAGGCGAACAACAGAAGCTTTGCGTATCTGGAATATAAGCCTGTCACGATTGACGGGACGATTGCCCCCGCCCCTAGAAGGCAAGAACCGGCAGACGTTCCGACCGGCATGCTGGCAATGGCGATGCATGCCGGTGAGAACATCCAAAAAACGATTGGCATATTTGATGCGGGGATTGGCCGAAGGTCGAACGAGACCAGCGGGATAGCGATCCGCGAGAGAAAGCAAGAGTCTGACGTTGGAAGCTTTCACTACACGGACAACCTGAATCGGACGCGAAAGCACGCCGGGCGGGTGATCGTGTCATGGCTTCCCGAGGTCTATGACACGCAAAGAGCGGTGCGGATTCTTGGCGAGGATGGAACGGCCAAGCATGCGATTGTCAATCAGCCGAACGTCGAAGGAAAGCCAGATAAGGCCGGGAAGATCCACGCAGTTCTGAATGATCTGACGGTCGGCAAGTATGACGTTACGGTGTCAAGCGGGCCTGCGTACTCCACGCTAAGGCAAGAGGCCGCGCAGTTTATGGTCGGCGCGATGCAGGCCGCCAAAGACCCGGCAGCGGCTGCGGTGCTTACCTATCTGGCTATTCAAAACCAAGACGTACCTGGCGGCGAGAAGGCGGCGAGGATGCTGAAAAAGCTTCTCCCCCCGCAGGTATTGGAAACCGAGGATGAGAACCCGGACGAGGGGGCGATGGTTCCGACGCCTCAAGGCCCGCTGCCCGTACAGCAGGCGGGTCAACTCATACAGCAGATGGGCCAAGCCCTACAGAACGCAGATAAAGCCATTGAGCAGGCCAAGCTTGATGAGGTGGAGAACAAGAAACGCGAAATCCAGATCAAGGAACGCGAGGCCGACATTAAGGCTTACGAGGCGCAGACCGACCGAATGAGAGCGGATGCGGACTTGATGAAAGCCGCTGCTGAAAAGGCGATGGCCGAGGCGCAGGCTTTGTCAGCAAGCGGGCACGTAGAGGCCGTGTCTCAAGCGGCAGCGAGGGAAGCGGTTGAATTGACGCTCACCGCTGCTGAAGAACAGGCCGAATCGCACGCGATGGAACAGCAGATGGAGATGAGCGGGCAATTACCTGTTGATCCGCAGAACCCGCATTTGGTGGGCGCTCCGGGAGGCATTGGCGCGGTTTGATTGTCCAGTATTTAACCAGTTAGTTACAAATTTACCTGCATGGAGATTGACCATGAATGAAGCAGAAAGTACAACTGAAGTACCGACGCAACCTGTAGAGGAAGCGTCCGGCCAACAGACCCAACCGGCTCCCGCTGCCGAAGAACAGAAAGCGCCTACGGACTCGGACACGACCGAGGAAAAGGCTGCACAGGAAACACCTGAGCAAGTCGAGGAGCGAAGGAAGCAGAAGGCACGGGAGCATGAGCGTCGCAGGCTTGAAAGGGCCAGGCGCGAAGCTACGGAAGCAAAGACCGAAGCCCGACTGCTCCGAGAGCGAATCGAGAAGCTTGAAGCGAAAGCTGCACCGCAGGAAAGTTCGGAGCCGCAGCGTGACCAGTATCAGGACTTGGAAGCCTATCTAGAAGCCAAAGCCGAATGGAAGGCTGAAAAGAAGGCTGTAGAGGTTCTGAGCAGGGAACGTGAGGCGCAACAAGGTAGGGAGCATCAAGGCCGAGCCGTTGAGACGCAAGAACGACTCGCGCAGGACTGGTCAAAGCGCGAAAGCGTGTTCCAGGCTGCTACGCCGGATTACATGCAGTCAGTCGAGGAGTTCAGCGAGGAATTCTCTAGGGATTTCCCGATGGGCACGCGAATGGCTGTTGTGGAGTCCGATGTTGGCCCGCAATTGCTCTATCACCTTGCGAACAATCCTGACGAAGCGGAGCGGATTTCGAAGCTGTCCCCTGTGCGGCAGATCGCGGAGCTTGGAAAGCTTGAGGCGCAATTCGCCCAGCCTGCCAAGCCGTCTAGAGCACCTGCACCGATCAAGCCGCTTGGTCAAGGCCGCGCCGGGACTTCAGATCCGTCGAAAATGTCGGATACCGAATACAAGGCATGGAGGAAGGCACAAGGGGCGAGGTGGGCGCAGTAACCCATAGGAGTCACTAGCGTGACTAACACTCTCGTAACTTGCAGCATCGTGGCGCGTGAAACGCTGCCCATCCTGAAAAACATGCTGTCCTTCTCCAAGAACGTAAACCGTGAATGGGAGGACGAATTCAAGTCCAACATGAGCCGGGGTTATGCCCCGGGTCAGACCATTCAGATCAAGAAGCCCCCGCGCTACACGTATCGCGCGGGTCGGGTTGCTGTGCCGCAAAGCACGGTGGAAACGACTGTTCCGCTGACGGTGAATCAGGGCGGTTGCGACATTTCGTTCACCAGCTTGCAGCGCACTCTGTCCCTTACGCAGCTTGAGGACAAGATCGAAGCCGCGATTGCTCCGGTGGCGAACGAGATTGACCGTCAGGGTCTGGAACTGGCGCATTTCTCGACCTATAACACCCTGAACGCGACGGGTGCCCTGCCTGCGACTCAACTGGCTGCGGTGCAAGTCCTGACCGCCTGCAACCAGCGCCTTGACGAGATGGCCGCTCCGGTGAAAGACGGTCGCCGCTCGATCATCATGAACCCGGCTCTTAACGGTTCGATGGTCGCGGGTTTCTCGGGTCTGTTCAACATGTCCGAGAAGGTCAACGGCCAATACCGTACTGGCTACATGCAGGACTCGTTCGGTCTGAAGCCTGGCATGGATCAGAACGTCGCGGTTCATGTGAACGGCGCAGCGACTGCGACCAACATCGCGGGCGCTGGTCAAACCGGCTCCTCGATCACGGTGGTTGCGACTGCTGGCGGTACGCTGACCAAAGGCACCACGATCACCCTGCCGGGCGTGTTTGCGGTCAACCCGCAAAGCCGCGTTTCGACTGGGCAGGCTGCGAACTTCGTTGTGACTGCGGATGTCCCGGTTGGCTCGACCTCGATCCCGATCAGCCCGGCGATTGTGACCTCGGGAGCCTTCCAGAACGTCACGGCCAGCCCGACCACCGCCCAGCCTTACGTGATCTTGGGTGCGGCTTCGACCTCCTACAACTGCAACGTTGCCTATCACAAAGACGCTTTCACGCTGGCGATGGTGCCGATGTGGGCACCCCCGGACGGTAAGGGGGTGATCGACGTGGCGCAGAAGTCCGAGGACGGCTTTACGGTCAAGGTTACGGAGTTCTATGACGGCATTAACGACAACTCGATCATGCGTATCGACGTGTTGTTCGGCTGGGTCGCTACTTACCCGGAACTCTCGACCAAGTATTACACGGTCTAACCCATAACCAGACACAAGGAAAAACACCATGTCCGTCTATCTCCTGCGTCCCTATGGGGACTACCCGGCCAGCTCGACCGTTTCGGTCACGCTGCCGGATGACACTGAAGCGACTCTGATTGCTCAGGGTCTGGCAATTGCTGCACAAACCACTTCCATGCAATCGCTGGTCGGCGCTCCCGATCAAGTGGTTTCTCAGGGTGGCAACCTGCACTACGCGCAACAGGGCGGTTACAGCACGCCTGAGTTTTATCAAGGCCCGCTGCGCCTGCCTGTGATCGCTCTTGGTTCGGCTGCCCTGACCGGCTACGAAACCAACGGCGTTGCGCAGACTGCGGGCACGTTCAATCTGGTGGAAATCTTCGTTCCGTACCGCCAGACCTGGACTGGGGCTGGTTGGCTGAACGGCACCACGGTCGGCTCTGATCTGGCAATCGTCGCTTTGTACGGAACTGATGGGGTGCTGATTGCTAACTCTGCGGTTGCTGGCACTGCTACGGCGGGTGCTTCGACCATGCAGAACGCGGCGTTTACCTCGACGGTGGATCTGCTGCCCGGCCGGTACTTCCTCGGTCTGCAACTGGACGGAAACACCGACACGGTGCGTCATCTGCTGTCGGCTAACGGTGCGGTTGCTTGCACTGGGACTGTGGCGGGTGCGTTCGGTACGGTGCCTGCTTCGATCACCGCGCCGACGACCTTCACCACGGCGGTCGGCCCGATCATGCAACTGTACGTGTAACAACGCCATGACGTAGGGGCCGCAGGGTTAACGCTCTGCGGCTTTTTTTTGAGGTAAGAGATGCCCAGCCCGACGACTGCGCTTCAGATCATTACGGATGCGCTGTACCTGACTAGAGCGGTTGGCGTGGATCAGACGCTGACCAATCAGGAGGTAAGCGACGGGCTGCGTGCGTTCAACGATTTGGTAGATGGATGGAGTACACAGAAGCTTGCGGTGTATTCCAGATCAAATCAGACGTTCAACACGATCAACGGGCAGAAGGTCTACACGATAGGGCCGGGGGGCGATTGGAACACTGATCGTCCTGTCGGTGCTGACCACATCGGGCCGATTGCTTACTCGTCTTTGCCTGTTGGGGCTTCTCAGCCCTCGACCTATCCGTGCCTTGCGATCACTCAGGAAAAGTACAACCTGATTTCGGTCAAGGATCAGCAGCAGCAGTACCCGAATTTCTATCTGTTCGTGAACCAATTCCCGCTTGGGGAAATTACCCTCTGGCCGGTTCCGAACCAGGTTACGCCGATCACGTTCTCGATTGACCAGCTACTTACTCAACCCGCGACTTCTGCAACGGTGGTGAACTTTCCTCCGGGGTACGTCAAAGCCTTCAAATACAACCTTGCGATTGAACTGGCTCCGCTGTTTGGTCAAGCCGTTCCGCCGGATGTGAAAGAGATTGCAGTCAAGAGCCTTGCAGACATTAAGCGTGCGAACAAAGTAACCCCGCTGATGAACTACGACCCGATGACGCAATACAACGCGGTCACGAACTGGCAGGGCTGGTACTGATGCGAATTCCTGTCTTTGGACTTGGACAGGCGGCGAAATCCCCCTTCGTTACTGCAAAGATGTTGCAGAACGTCTATGCAGAGACTCGTCCACAAGGCGAAAAGTCCTCGATGGTGGGATACCAAACGCCAGGGCTAGAGTTGTTCACCAACTTTGGCGCGACGCCTTGTAGGGGCGGGATGGAGTTTGCGCCGCTGGATGTGTGTTTTGTCGTTCACCGAGGTGTGTTGTGGGAAGTGAATAACGCCGGAGTCCAGACGAACCGAGGAACCCTGTTGACGACTACGGGGCGGGTTTCGATGGCCGACAACGGCACGCAGATCATGATTGTAGATGGGACGTATGGATACATCTACAACACGGTGACGAACGTTTTTGCGCAGATCACGCATGTGGATTACCCCGCTAACGCGGTGACGGTCACGTTCCTAGCTGGAAGATTCATCATCAACCAGGAAGGCTCTAGCCGGTTCTGGTGGTCGGACTTGTATGACGGTCTGACTTGGGACGCATTGAACTTTGCAAACGCTGAGACGAACCCTGATCCGATTGTCGCGGTGTGGAGTAGCAACGGGCAGTTGATCCTAGAAGGATCGGTGTCTGCCGAGTATTGGGGGCAATCAGGGGTCGCGGATCAACCGTTTGCGTTGATTCAGGGAACGGCTACAGAGTGGGGGCTTGCTGCTCGGTGGAGTGTTGCGAAATACGATAACTCCATTGCCATGCTGGTGAAGAACCGCATGGGGCAAGTAATGGTTGCTCAACTGTCGGGGTATCTCCCGAAGAAGATTTCGACCGTTGATATGGATTCAATCATCAACGGGTACACCTCGGTTTCTGATGCTTCAGCTTATAGCTACATGCTGGGCGGACATCCGATGTACGTGATTAGTTTCCCCTCGGCTGGGTATACCTGGCTTTATGACGGTTCTACGGGGATCTGGACGAGTCTTAAAAGCTTTGGGATCACCCGGCACGTTGCGGAGTTTGGTTTCTCCTACATCAACAGCACGGTCGTTGCTGACTACAACAGCGGCCAGCTTTACCGCTTGAAAGCTTCGTCTTTGACCGATAACGGCGTGTCTATCGAACGGTCTATTACGAGCGAGACGATCACCCTTCCGGGGTTGGAAAGGCTGACGGTAGACAAGTTCCGGGTTGATGTTGAGGTCGGGGTTGGAACGACTTCAGGGCAAGGGGTTAATCCTCAGATTGGCTTGGAAGTCTCTAGGGACAACGGCAAGACCTGGGGCGCGCAGATGTGGCAGACGCTTGGGGCGATTGGTGCTTATGCCTTCCGTGTCGAGTGGAGACGTTTGGGGACTGCGTACAACTTTGTTTTTCGTTTGACGGTGACTGATCCCGTTCCGTTGGTGCTGGTGAGTGCTTCTGTGAATCCTGACGACTGATGGCGCTGATTAACTCACCTCCTAACAATGCGGTGGACGAGTCAGGGACTCGCGTCGCTCAAGGATGGGCGGAATTCTTTAGCAATGTGTTCATGCTGCTGGCTGCTTTAACAGGCAGCGGAACGACAGTAAACAGACCTACAAAGTTCCTTTTTCTTGGTAGGCCGTATTTTGATTCAACACTAGGTTTCCCGGTGTGGTGGAACGGGACGATATGGGTTGACGCTACAGGGACGCCTGCATGAGTGGAGTGCTGGAATTCATCGAAGAAGTTGCGGGGTTTTACTTCCGGTCGATCCTTTTGCCTGAGTCTGGAATGGCGATTACTCAGCACGTACACGACTACGACCACGCAACGTTAGTCGGGTCTGGAAAGGCTGCGCTGTATGCGGATGGAGAGCATATCGGGGATTTCTCCGCTGGCGAGGCTTGTGAAGTTAAAGCAAATACGAATCACCTGTTCGTGTCTTTGGAGCCGAATACAAGGCTGACCTGCATTCACAGCGTTGAAAGCGCGAACAGCATCAAAGAGAAGGGGATCTAGCTATGCCGTGGATTGGGCCAGCACTATCAGTCGCAGGAAGTCTCATCGGGGCGGATTCAAGCGCGGACGCTGCTTCGCAGGCTGCGGGGATTCAAGCCGAATCCGGGCGAGAGGCGATTGCCGAACAGCGTAGACAGTACGACCTCACTCGTTCCGATATGGCTCCGTGGCGAGACGCTGGGGCTTCGTCCGTCAGTCGGCTTCGCCAGCTTCTCGGCTTGGGTAGTGGCCCTGCTAGTCCCGGAGCCTCTGGTGGTTCTGGTGCTTCTCTTGACTCTATTGCGCAAGGTCTGCGGTCGAGCGGGAAGTATGGAACGGGTAAGACTTGGGTTCCTGGGCAGTTCGAATCCGAGTCTGAGTACATGGGAAAGCTGTACTCCCACGGCACCGGGCCGAACCGAATCATCAATTCCGAGTCTGGTTACTGGAAAGACGGGAACTATGACGAAGCCGGGTTGATGGCGGAAGCACAGAGGATTTTTGACGCCTCGCAAGCTTCCTCTGCCCCCGCGACCGCTTCGGGTACGGATGCCTATCAGATGTACGGGGATGCCCCCCTGCTGCGGCGTTTTTCTGGCACTGATCTTCAACTCGACCCGGTGTATCAGTCCGGTTTGAAGTTCGGACTGGATGAGGGAACGAAGGGCATCAACGCAAGGGCTATGCAGTCTGGTGGTTATGACTCAGGGGCTACTTTAAAAGCCTTGACCAGGTTTGGGAATGACTACGGAAGCACGAAGGCTAACGAATCTTACAACCGATTCAATTCCGATCAGAACAAGGTTTTCAACATGCTGTCTGGCCTGTCTGGAACGGGTCAGACCGCAGCGAATACCGTTGCTTCTACCGGGGCGAACACTTCCAACAACACCGCAAACCTGATGACCGGAATTGGTAATGCGCAAGCTGCAGGGGTTGTCGGTGGTGCGAATGCTTGGGGGAACGCTGCCAGCGGGATTTCTGGCGCGGTGAACAACTACCAGAACAATCAGCTATTGCAAAAGATCCTCGGCGGTTCGAATGCTGGTTCTTACAGCACGCCGGGATATGGCGGTTATGACTACAGCAATTGGTACGGCTAGGAGCAATTATGCCCATTGATCCGAGCATCATCCTCGGGATTCGTCCGGTACAGGTTCAGCAGCAAGACCCGCTTGAGCAGTACGGAAAATCGCTGACCCTCAAAAACCTGATGGGTCAGGGCGAACTGCAATCCATGCAGATGAACAAAGCCAAGCGAGACATGGCCGACGAGGAAATGTACCGAGAGGCTGTGAAGGCTTCTGGCGGTTCTTTGGAGAAGCTGATTCCTGAGCTGACTGGTCGAGGCTTGGGGCGTCAGGCAATGGACGCGCAGGGCAAGTTGATGACCAACAAAAAGACCGAGGCGGATTACAACAAGACTCGGATTCAGACTCAGCTAGAGCAGGCGAAGTATCTGCGCGACCGCTTGGCAGGTGTTCGTGACCAAGCGGGTTACGACCAATGGCGACAGGAAGGCGCTGCGATGGGCGCGCAGGTTGTGAACTCTGCTCCGGAAGTCTTTGACCCTAATTTCCAACAGCAGCAGATCCTGACCGCTGACAAGTTCCTTGAAAGGATGACGCCGAAGTACGAGCGCGTTGATTTGGGTGGGAAGGTTCAGGTCATTGACGTAAACCCGTTCACGAACCCGTCTATCAAAGGCACGGCTCTGGACAAGACCGCTACGCCTGGCGACTTGATGACGGACAAGCGGACAAGGGATGAGGGGGCAGCGAATCGCGGCGTAACCATTCGCGGGCAGAACTTGACCGATACGCGGGCGCGAGAAACTGGCGGGCGCTCTTACGACTCAGAGCGCGGCGTTGTGGTGGATACCAAGACTGGAACTGCCGTTCCTGTAACGATGGGCGGAGCTCCGCTGCCCGGCAAACTGAGCGAATCGCAACGGAAAGAGCTTTCTTCTATCGACTCGCAAACTTCACAGATTGAAGCCGCTTTGAAATCTGTGGATGCCAACAAAGACGCTTTTAGCTTTACTCGCGGCATGGCGACTATGGCCGGAGGATTGCCAGAAACGCTTGCGGGTAGGTTGGACACCGATAGCCAGAGGCAGGCGCGATCCTACGTGTTCAACGTGGTTTCAAAAGTTATCAACGAGCGTGCTGGCGCTGCGCAGTCCGCTCAAGAATTGGCGCGTCTGCGTTCTTTCCTTCCTGCCGAAGCCGACAACGCAGAACAGATCAAATCAAAGCTGGAAGCCTTTAAAGGCTATCTGTCCGACTCTCGTGCGGGGTATGACAAGCCGCAAACTGGAGCGCCGAAACCAGCGGCCCCCAAACAGGAGGAGCGCAAGGTTATTGGGAATAAGGCGTACATCAAACGCAACGGTCAATGGTATGAGGCGAATGAATGAAGCCTGTTACTGACCCTGCAACCCTTGCTGAATTGAACGGCGGACTAAAGCCGGTCAAAGATCCCAACATCCTTGCGCAGCTTGAGGGCGGCGAGGTGACGGGTTCGTTCGGTCAGAACTTCGCTGCGGGAGCTGGCAAAATCTTTACGGATATGGCGCGGGGTGCCAAGCAGATTCTTGACGTTCCTGCCCAAGCTTTGGAACGAGCCTTTGGCGAGGTCAAGGTTGGCGGTATGCCGACTGCAAAAGAATCCGCCATGCAGACTCAAGCGGAGATTGTCGATTCCCGGCGTAGGGATGCCCCGCTGATGAAAACCGGCGGGGGAGTACTTGGCACGGTGGCCGGGTCGCTTCCCGTTGCAATGGTTCCGGGGGCGAATACTTACACCGGAGCGGCTTTGACGGGTGCGGCGTTGGGAGCGCTACAGCCGACATTAGAAAACGAATCCCGCCTGCTTAATGCCGGGATTGGAGCCGGTGCAGGGGTTGCTGGTAAGTACGTGGGCGGGAAGGTTGCCGACGCCGTTACGGGAAAGATGACCGCGACAAAAGCTGCTGCGGCTTCAGAAGCCCTCAAGAACGCGCCTAGAGACGCTACGCTGGCCGCTAGTCGCGAGGCTGGGTACGTGGTGCCCCCAACCCAAGTAAACCCGTCATCGGCCTGGAATCAGCTTTTGGAGGGGTTCTCAGGAAAGATTAAGACGGGACAGGCGGCGTCGGTCAAAAACCAATCCGTGACTAACCGGCTTGCTAGGGAGGCGGTCGGGTTGTCGGATGACGCCCCGCTGACTTCTGAGGCATTGAAAGGACTCCGTTCTACGGCTGGGACGGCTTATGAGGATATTGCCTCTGCTGGGCAGTTTGCCACGGATAAGACTTTCCGCCAGCAGATCACAAAGCTTTCTGACGCGCAGCGCACGCTTGCAAAAGAGATCCCTGAGCTTGCCAATTCCGAGGTTCTGACGCTTGCCAAGTCGCTTGATAAACCCTCTTTTGACGGGCGCACGCTGATCGAGGCGTCTAAAGCACTCCGAGAGAAAGCGACCGCAGCCTTTCGAGCCGGTGAAGGCGATGCAGGCAAGTTCTATCGTGGAGCGGCGGACAACGTAGAGGATTTGGTTGAGCGCGGGTTGATGGATGCGGGCCGAGACGGGGCGGGCATGCTTAACGCTTTCCGCGAGGCAAGGAAGCTTATTGCAAAGACGCACACGATTGAGGGCGCTCTAAATGACGCAACAGGAAATATCAACGCCGCGAAACTAGCCGCGCAGCTAACCAAAGGAAAACCGTTGTCTGGAGGTCTGGAGACTGCTGCAAAGTTTGCCGGGGCTTTCCCAAAGGCTGCGCAGGAGGTTGAGCGTACCGGGGCTGCTTTGGCTACCAGCCCCCTAGATTGGGCGGCAATGGGAACTCTGAGCGCGGTGACTTCGAACCCGCTAATGATGGCTGGGGTTGCCGCTCGCCCTGCGGCTAGGTCTTTGATCCTTTCCAAGCCTTACCAAGCTTTGATGACCAATCCGACAAATGGGCCGGGGGCTGCGTTGCGCGCTTCTCAGGCATTGGCAAACCCCGTATTTCAAAGGCTGCTGCCTTCAGGGGCGGTCGCCGGGAGCCTTGCGTATAGGGGTGAGAAGTAGCCGCTTCAGGCGAGAGTCTGGAAGCTTTTGAATAGCGATACGTGCCGGTAGGCAGATCAGCCCAAACAAGATCAAGGCTGCGAACGGCTTAATCAGCATCGTCAGAACGACGGTCAGCATTTAGAAAGCATAGCACAGGAGTTAAACGAACATGGCCGTAAACCCTTCAGCACTTGGCCCCAAACCGCAGATTGTTGATTCTGCCGGTGAACCGTATGTCGGCGGGCGGCTGTTCTTCTACGTCGCCGGGTCTGTTGGCACCAAGCAAGACACATACACCGATTCAACAGGCGTAACCGCGAACACCAACCCGGTCGTTTTGAACTCGCTTGGCGAGCCATCTACTCAAATCTGGTGGACTTCTGGCCTTGCGTACAAGGTCGTTCTTGCGCCTCCTGGTGCTGACGATCCGCCTTCCTCTCCTGTTTGGACAATCGACAACCTCAGAGGGATTAACGATACCACGGTTGGCAATTCTCAGTGGCTTGCCTCCGGTTCGGTTCCTACGTACGTTAGCGCCACACAGTTCACCCTTGCCGGAGATCAAACAAACGATTTTGAAGTCGGCAGAAGGGTTAAATGTACGGTTACTGCCGGGACTGTGTACGGAACGATTGCGAGTTCTGCTTATGCAGTTTTAACGACTGTAACCATTCAGGTCGATTCTCCTGGGGCATTGGATTCTGGATTGTCAGCGGTCGAACTTGGTCTGTTAACAACTACATCTCCAAGCATACCTAGAATTGTCGGCGCGACCGCTGTTGCTCACGCCACGAATACTAATCCGTGGCTTTCTGAACAAGTTACGTTGACCGGCTCTGCGGTGACGTTCACCGACATTGCAGACGCCCCCTATGTCGGCGCTGAAGTCTGGATCTATCAGAACGCGGCGCATACGTGGACGAACGGCGCGACGTTTGTGATTCAAGGCGGGGCTAACTACGTCGCCGCTGCGGGGGACTGGATTAGGCTGTACGCCACCACTGTTTCGACCTTCCAGGTCACCATTTTCAAAGTCAGCGGCGTGCCTATTTCCATGACGCCGATTACCGCATCACTCGGCGCAAATGTGGCCTTGAACAATACCGGGCTTTACTTTGATGGCCCGAGTGTCGCGCAAGGTACTTCTGGAACGTGGTTTGTCAGCGGCACGGTGACCCTGGTTGACGCCGCAGGGGCAGCAAACTTCCGCGCCAAACTTTGGGATGGAACCAGCGTCATTTCGAGTTCGTTTGTTCATACAGACGCGGCAAACAATACCCGGACTCTATCCCTGTCCGGCTACATCTCCTCTCCTGCGGGGAATATTCGTATTTCAATCCAAGATGAAACTAGCACCAGCGGTGTTATCGCGTTCAACATTTCTGGAAACTCAAAGGACAGCACGATTACGGCTATAAGGATTGCGTGATGATCATTGCCACCAACTCTAGCAATTTGATCGTCCTCGTTTTTGAGGGCGCGAAGGTTGAGCAAGTGCCCTCTACGTTCAACGGGCAGTCTTTGACGCCTCACGTTCTTACACCTGAGCAGGTTTCGGAATATGAAGCCTTGCCTAAGTCTCGGTCAGGCGTTGAGTTTGTGGATGGTGCTTTTACAGTTCTTCCTGTCGTTCCTGTTGTTCTGACGCCTCAACAGAAAATCGCTGAGATGGAGCGCATCGGGATTCCAGAACAGAAAATAGACGGTGGTTATGTCCGTGGGATTCGGGAGTACATGCTCGGCATGGCTCAAATCGTCGCTGCTCTAGGTGGCCCGGATGTGATGGTTACTCCGGGTATGCAGAAGGTCAAAAAGCTGGACGACGCAATCAAGGCTCAAAGGGCGCTGATCCAATGAGCCGCGTGCCAGCAATGATCGCTGCGTTGCTGGTTCTCTGGCTGCCGTTCAGCGTAACGGCGATTCTTGCTGTTGTCCTTGCTCCGCTTGCTTTACTCGTTGACGAGTGGACGTATGGCAAAGACTTGCTCCGGGCGATGGACAAGCTGGGAGCGGCTCTTTTGGGATGGGGTGGCCGTTATACGGTCAGCGCGGAGTGCGGATCGAGGAAGTCTGAATGCCGGCTGTGCCGATTCGTATGCCGCCTGCTCGACATTATCGACCCGGGGCATTGTAAAGGTGCAGCGCAACGCGAATTCGCGGAAGGGTAGAAAAATGGACGCCTTCATCACGGCACTTGGTCTCAAGAAGGGGGCCGCGCTCGGCGGGTTTATCGGCGGGCTGATCGCCTTCAAGTTCCTTCGGGATCTCAAGTGGCTGGACCGCATCTTCACTGCCGCTCTTGGTCTCATCGTCGGAGCCTACAGCGGCCAGGCCGTAGTCGCCCAATTCGGGCTCCGGGATGAGCTTCTTATCCCCGTTTCCATCGCAAGCGCGACGCTCGGAATCAGCTTCCTGTCGGCTGTGTGGCTGGCAATGCCGGCCATCGTCGAGAGCGTGCGCAGAAAACTGCTCGGGAGCTGAAATGCTCGTCTCTCTATCTGGATTCGTGTTCTATCTCTCCATCTGCATCCTGTTCGTGGTTCCGGTGTTCTTCATCTGGCACGATGTGTATGAGGACGGGATCATCGGTCGCGCGGCGCTCTGCGGGATCTGCGGATTCGCATTCATGATCGGTCTTCAGATCGTCACCGGGACAGAGTTCAATCCTGTCCCTGAGACCGCCTGGCTGATCTTCAGCTTTTCCGTGTTCCTCACCTGGCACCTGTTCAGGTTTCACGGGCGGATTCTGCGGCAGCGCAAGGGTGAGGCGGTAGGCGCGTGAATATCACGCAGCTCAAGATACTGATGCCTCGCGCTGGCATGGCCTGGCTGATCGCGCTGGCCGAGGAAGCGCCGCGCTGGGGGGTAAACAGCCCGGCCCGCGAAGCCGGTCTGCTCGGGCAGATCATTGTCGAGTCGAACGGCATGACCGTGTTCGATGAGAGCCTGTACTACACCGATGCGGCGCGGGTGCGTCGCATGTTCTCGCGCTACTTCGATCCGCTGGACATTGACGACGCCTGGGGCTACCTGCAGCAGCCGGAGCGCTTTGCCAATCGGGTCTACGCGAACCGCTACGGCAACGGCCCCGAGTCCTCCGGGGATGGCTGGAAGTTCCGCGGCGGCGGCCCGGGTCAACTGACGTTCCAAGGCAACTACAAGCGAATCGGCGGGCTCATTGGCGCGGACATCGTGACGCACCCGGAGCAGGTGCGAACCGTCCCGGCCATCGGCTGCCGGTCGTTTCTCGCCTTCTGGCAGGCCGCAGGTTGTAACGAAGCGGCTGATCGGGAGGACTTCAAGCTGGTGAGCGAGCGCGTCAACGGCGGGCACAACGGCCTCGAGGAGCGCCTGCAGGCTACCGCCGAGGTTACCCGGGTGCTGTCGGCATGATGCTCCTCACGCACTGGAAGCTGATCGGCGTGGCGCTGTTGATCGCGGTGCTGGCCGCTTGGGGTGCCATTGGCCGGATGCAGCTCGCCGGATGCCGGGCCGACCTGGCGCAGTCAGAGGCTCAGGTCACCGTCCTGTCGGCCTCGATCCAGCGCCAGAACGCGGCTGTGCGGGCCTTGGAGGAGGCGGGCAGCGCAGCGCAGGCCAAGGGTGCCCAGGCGCTCGCCAAGGCGCGGGAAGAGGCCAGGAAGCACGAATCCGAGCGGATCAAGCTGGCGGGCTTGGTGGCCGGCCAGAAGCCCCCGGAGGCCCCCCAGGGCATCAAGACGGGCTCCTGCGAGCATGGGCTGCTGATCGTGCGCGAGGCCCTGCAATGAGGCTCCTGGTGCTGCTGCTGCCCCTTCTGGCCGGGTGCGTGGGCAATCCGGTCATCCCGACCGAGGTCCGGGTGCCGGTGCCGGTGTCGTGCGTGACCGAGCAGCCCGTCAAGCCGCGCATGCTCAGCAACGCAGAACTTCGGGCCCTGGACGACTTCAAGCTGCCGATCGCCCTGACTCTGGACCGCGCGCAGCGGATTCAGTACGAGGCCGAACTTGAGGCCGTGCTGGCCGGGTGCTGGATTCCGAAGGCCGGCGGGCTGTGATCATGCCCGAGGGCACCCCCGACAGCCTGCTGTGCATCCTGTGGGCTGCGGGGCTGTGCGGAGGGGTGTGGCTGGTCAGGTGGTGGCTGGGGTAGGTGTGCATTTTTGTGGCGTCCGTACCCGCTTTTCGGGGTGTTTCCGCTACTCTGCACGCTCTGTTCTCATAGGGCAGGCAGCGTCGCCGAAGGACTCAAAATCCGCCGACTAATCATCGTAAGGGTTCGAGTCCCTTTTCCGGCACCATAGGGAAAACAGGCAGTTACGCTGCCTTTGCCTTCTTGCCCCGGCTCGACCGGGTGTGCATTTTTCCGGCCTGCCCAATCCCGGAAAGCACCCTCTCCGCATGCTCGGTGACCAGGTGTGCATACCTCGCGCTCGAGGCCCAATGCTTGTGATGCAGCGCCGCTGATACGTCCGCGAGCGTGCCATTGTTCAACAGGATGTCCGTGGCCACGACATGACGCCCTGCATGCGGCACCAGGTCTGGGAGGCCGGACTTCTTCCGCGCGGCGTTGTAGCGGTCGTAGTAGTAGCGTGTCGAGTGCCTGAAGGGGAGGAATTTCAGCGTCCACCTTGCCTGCGGGGGAACGGGCACGAAGCGGGGTGTGCCGTTCTTCGTCTGGCCGACGACCAGCCGTACCCGGGCCTTGCCCTTGACCACCATGCGGCTTACGTCCTCGGGCTGGCGCGGCAGGATTTCGGAGGTCCAGCGGGAGCCCGTGTAGAACGCCAGGGTGAAGAGCGCCCGCGTCTCTTCGTCGTCGATCCGCTCCAGGTGGCGCTCGTACTCATCGACCGGGAGCATTACATCGCGCACGTTGTCCACGGCCGGGAATTCCATCTGTCCCGTTGGGTCGTGTGGCGTCAGCTTGTGCTTCTTGAAGGCGTAGCGGCAGGCGGCGCGCAGGTAGGCGAGGCGGTTGCGGATGGTGGCCGGCGCCAGGTCTGGGTTCTCCTTCGCGTATTCCCGGCTCACATCGGCGAGCATGGACATCGGACGCCCTTCGATGTACCCGGCAAGGTAGGCCAGCTCCTGGGCGATGCCCCTTCCGTCGCGCAGACTGGGAATGCGATGGTCGAGGTACAGCTCTACTGCCCGCTCGATCAGCGGTTCGGGACGCTCGACACCAGTTGCAACGGCGTAGAGGCGCGCTGTTTCTTCGCGGTCGTAGGCCTCGGCTTTGGCTCGACCCCATGCCGCCGGAAGCAGTTTAGTAGCCCGGTGCCGCTTGCCGCCAATGACACGGTTGAACGTGAAGCGCCAGCGTCTCTTTGCTTTGTCGATGTAGACCGGCATGCGATTCGGTATGCCTCAACGTCAGATTCTGCCCAGCGAGTGCGGCGCGCAGAAAGCGGGCTGCGCGGGATGGGCAGGGAGTATACCGCCCGCGGGGTGTCGGCCAGGCCCAGCAGGGCGGCGACCTCGGACAGGGTAAGGAGGCGACTCACGGGCTCAGGCAGCGGCTTCGGAGAGTAGCAGAAGGCTCACGCCTACAGCGCCCCCGCTTTCTCTGCGGCTTCGATGGCGGCGCGGAGTTCTGCAACGCATCGGTCGTGTTCATCCCACTCGGGCTGGGTTGGACTGGCGTCCACCGCGTCGCCTGCGTTCTTCTCAGCAACGGCCGCCTTCACCACATCCATCAGCTTCTTGTACCGGGCTGTGGTCAGGAGGGTGCACGGTGTTTCGTGCAGCGGATTCTGACGGTCGCGCACTTCTTCTACGGAGATTTTCCCGTTGTACGCCCAGCCGTAGCACTTCACCGGCTTCACGCTTGCAAGGTTCTTAGGCATGAGTCATGCCCTCGCCAGTTCGTGAGTGCGGGGAACGGTGAACCCTGCCGCGTGCTTGTGACCGCCCCCGCCGTACTGCTTGGCAATCTCCGAAACGTCCTGTCCATCATCGGTTGAGCGCAGACCAAAGATGCGCCCCTTCTCGGTGTCCCAATAGCAGGCGGCAAACGGCTCACCTTGCGCCATCTTGTGCGCTGCGTCGCTGACAAGGGTGTACGGCAGGCTTGCCACGGGAACGTCTACACCGCCGATCACCATGCGGCGCTGGCAGACCTTGAGCAGTTCAGCAATGTCCTTGTGGTGCTTGCGCTCGATAGCCGCCCCTGCGACAGTCATTTGCAGGAGTTCCGTCTGCCCTGCGGACATAAGCTTGTCCCACAGTTCAAAGGTGTACTCGTAGCTGAACACGTTGGCTTGAATCTCCCGCGTGCCGGGCAGCTTGAAGCGCCACAGGTCACGATCCTCGATGTGGCCTAGAAGCAGGGGGCGCGGCTCTCCGGGGAACAGGTAATCCCAAGCCAGCGTAGCGCCGGAGCGTTCCAAGTCGGTGAAATGCGCAAGCTGTTTAGGCTCGCCCCTCCAACTATCCTGCATGAACAACGGTTGCAGGTCGTCTATGGCGGTCTTGTGGTGGTCAATCAGCGTCACGCTCGCGGCCTTTTGGAGCATGCCGATCACGACCTCGCGCTTGTAGCTGAAGTCCACAAGGAACACATCGCGGTCGGTTACATCTGGCGGCGGAGTCTGGTACACGCCTGCAACGTAATCGGCCGCATCCCCGTACTTTTTCCAGAAGCACCACGCGGCGCTAAATCCATCTGCACAGTTGCCGTGGTAAATCACTAGAGTCTTAGCCATTGCCTTTCTCCTTCTCCATTTCAGCCCGGACGCGGGCGACAATTGCCGAAATGTTGCAATGTGTTGACGGCCATGTTCTCGGTTTTTGAGCGCGAATCTCAACCGCCTCTCCCACCCTCCGCGCCAGTTCGTCGGCCAGCGCCTTCTCGGTCTGATTCATTTCCACGCCTCCACCAAGTCGAGTCTGTCGAACTGCACGGCCACGAGATTTGCCCATCCGAGATAGACCATCGCGTGCTTGCTGTCCTCGCCGTGCGTCTCGCGTACTTTTGCGCGGAACTCGGGCAGCGTCCCGAGGAAGCAGCCGCAGCGGATCAGCGGCCCACACTCAACGTGGAGTGCGTAGGTCGTGCGGCCTTCACTTCCGGCGTAGCCTAGCGAGAAGATCGGTTTGCGTGTGATCGCGGTCTTACCTTCCAGAACGCACCGCTCTCCGAAGCCGCACTCTTCTCCGAAGCGGCACCACGCTCCGAAGCTGCACCGCTCTCCGAAGCGGCACCACGCTCCGAAGACGCACCCCTGTCCGAAGCTGCACCGCTCTCCGAAGTTGCACCGCGCCCCGAAGCGGCACCAC